GGTGGATCAGGCGCAGTTCGAATTATATGGGGCGCTGGTCGCAGTTTTGCAACAAACACAAATGTCGGAACAACTACTAACGAGGTTTACAACTAATGTCCACGCTTGCTTTTGTAGACACAAACGGAAACGTAACGCTTGTGTTAAACACCGACCCTTCTTTGGCTCCATCCTTTACACAATCATCTCATATTGTTGATGTTAGCGATTTAACCGCTCAACCCTTGGTTGGTTGGGTTTATGACGGGATTAATTTTTCAGATCCAACAATTGTTGAGTCTACTACCAATGAGGCCTATAACTAATGTTATGGGCAGTTATGACCGCTTGGTGCGAAGCTGAACGGCTAGCATAATGTATTATTACCCCTATTTTGCTTAAGATAGTATGAAAACTATCTCAATCAGCAATGGTGATATACAATTGAGTGGTGGAAAGATCCAATTCGCTATTGGTAATAACAAGCTTGTGCAAGATATCACAAGATGGCTGGAAGAACCACTCGGAACAGGTCCAACTACACCTGGTTTTGGTAGTTTATTACTTGGAATGATTGGTCAACAACTTAATAATTCGTCTATTAGCTCAATCCAGAGTGAGATAAGTAGAGTATTACAGCTTTATTTAGGACAACAGATTCTTAGTTTACAAACTGCTCAGAATTCTGCTCAGCTTTCTCTATGGAACAAGAGCGAAATTATTCAAAGCATAGATTCTGTTAACGTGACTGTACAAAACAGTAGTATTTTAGCTAATATATCAATAACGACTTTGGCGAGTAATACAATCGATCTAACAGTGTCTTTAGACAATAACGGAGTTAACGTATACAATGGCTGATACCTCAGGAGTTTTAGCTAGGCTGCAAGCAGCACTATCGGTTTATGACCCAACATGGGATGTTGGAGTGGGCACCGCAACGTATAAAATCCTCGAAGCTGTATCTCAAGAAATTGCTTATGCTAACAACAATTCAATCCTTCAAACTTATAGCTATGACATAAATACGAAATCAGGCACTGAGTTAGATGCCTTCTGCAACCTCTTCGGTATCTATCGTCAGCTGGGTAAAAGAGCAACTGGTCTGGTGACTTTCTCAATTGGCTCTGCTGCCACATCAATCATTGATATCCCCATTGGTACCCAAGTTGCCATTCCTGTGGGCGGTAGTTATACAGCAGCCGTATACTTTGCCACTACAGCGCCAGCGATCATTAATGTTGGAGACTTTTCTCAAGACGTTCCAGTCGTAGCTGTATTGCCAGGAGCATTTGGTAACGCACCAGCGGATACAATTATCACGAAGATAAGTGCTCTTATGGGTGTTACTTCGGTTAATAACAACAGTGCAATCTCAGGCGGTTCTGACCCAGAGAGTGATTCAGCGCTCCGTGGCAGATGGCAGAGCACAGTATTTAGCAACACCGCTGGTACATATAGTAAATACATCCTTACTGCTTTACAAGACCCAAACGTTACTTTAGCTAACGCATTCGGTCAACAAAATTATTTTGATGAGAATCTTCAGATATCGGGTACTTTAAGCAACAATACTGGAACAGGCGGTGTCCAGCTAAACTTCGTTGCTTATAGCGGGCAAACAATAAATAATATCACTTACAGCGGGACTACGCTAGTGGCCACTAGTGGCATAGGTACAGCGACCACTCCTGGTGGTTTACAAGCATCTTTGAACACTATGATAAATAATGTTTATCCATCGTTTGTTACTAATAATGGGTTCACATTCTTAGTAAGTGGTACTACAACTATTTCTAACGGTTCTTTCACCGTTGGCGCTAATATGCCACTACCCTACAGGTTGACAATGTCTGGCACCACTATCAGTGGAGTAACTACTTCTGGCGGGTATACCTACTACGAATCAGTGACCTCGAGCAATCCTGATATTGGTTACCCAGGGACTCTTTCTTACAATGGCACTGTTAGTGGATATTTATTCCCACAAGGTAATGAACTTGTTGGTAGTGGTCTAAACACTTATAGCCAGATAACATTCGCTAATTTAACTGACTATTACTATCCAACAACGCCAACTACTCAGCTAGCACTGACAATCGGGAATAGTACCAATAACCAAGCATTATTCTTAGGCAACACTGTAGAAGTAATTTCAGAGTATAGCCCAGCATCGAGTAGATCTACTGCAATTGCCAGCGGTAACTTTGTAGATGTTTTTATAAATGGCACTACTTCTAGCTCTATAACAGAGCAGATGGTATTCAACCCTAACTTCATTTTAAGCAACGGATCAAGTACTAATTATCTGAATACAAATAATTATATATTAGCTAGTGGTACATTGGCATCAAGTAATACATCAACTAGCGGTGACATTTATGTGCCATTGAATCAACAGCCAGCAATAAACTTCCCATCACAGTTGAGTATCTCTTCTTCGGGGGTTGCTGATACCGTCTACCTTTATAATGTTGCTACAGGTAGTGGTTTAACATACCCAATCGCTCTCAACCCCTATGCTTCTACAACGTTTACAGCAACAACCAGCTCAGGTGCTTTGATCGCTGGTACTACTTTCCTCAACGTAACAAACGCAAATAGTTTCTTATACCCAGGAATGGCTTTGGCGAGTGGTGCTGTTGTTAGCGGTGCGAATTATTATATCTCTAGTACCTCTACCAGCGGTATAACTTTGAATACTGTCTTACCCGTTGGTGCTTCAATCTCAGGTTCAGTAACTGGCAAAGCCATTGTCTATCCAATTTATGATAATACAAACAATCAGAACAGTGTGCTACAATCCACTGGTCTTGTCTTCGACACTTCAACACCATTAACATCTTGGCCAGCTCTTCCAACGGGTAATAACATCAGTTGGCTTACTTATACACATGGCTATAACAGCGATGTTACTACTGTAGAATCATTGACTCAGCAAAGCAGACCGCTGGGTGTTAATACGCTAGTCCACCAAGTAAATTACGTAAATTTGACAATAAATGTCAATGTAGTAATCAGCACTGGCTATAGCCAATTAACTGTAGAATCAAACATCTATAATCTATTGAATGCATATTTTAACAACTATACCTTTTTAGGTACAATATCCTTTGCTGACATTAACTCACAGATCTTATCTGTTGGTGGTATATCAAATTGCAGAACGACTAGCATCAATGTCGTTGCCCTTGACGGTACAACTATTAGCACAAAGACCAACGATTTTATGTTAGCTAGTAACCAGCTGCCAAACCTTTATAACATAAACTTTATTATCAGGGGATCTAGTAACTTCTAATGGCTGGTAACATTTTCCCCGTTAGGGTCCATACTACTTTTGATCAAAAAGTTAGTAACTTTCCCGACAACGTTTATAATTTCGATGACAACGATAATTTAACAACGTTAATGAAAATTTTATTGGGGAATAGTGGTACGGGCCAATTAAACAATATACAAATTGCTGCTAAAATAAGCCAACAAAATATAGAGTTCAATAACCTTGATGACATACTCGGTACCATCCTTGATGTAAAAAGGAATTCAAGCGAAATTTATAGTTTTGCAACCAATCCATTCATTGACCAACTTGTAACTGATCAATGGCAAAGTATCATAACAAGTGATGCTTCCTATAGAGAGCGCCTGCTCGGTGCAGCGGAAGCTTTTCAGACCGGTGCTACTCTATGGGGTGTTGTTACGCTGTGCGAAGCACTTACCCAAATGAAGTTTTATGTAACTGAGAGTTGGAGATCGCCTGGTCATGGTAGGAGCTCGATCAATAATGCTCAAGAGATCGTTCTAATACCTTTGATTGGTGGAAGCCTTTGGTCATGGAACCAACAATTAGCTCAAGCAGTCCTTAGCACAGCACAAAAATTGATTCCGTGTAACTTTATCATTAGTTTCGGCACACCGATACAAACATTCACTCAAGTTTCAGGCTCATATGTCATAACTACTAATGGGTACTCAGAGTATTTCCATTTAGAAACTTATGTCAATGCGAATCAAATCAACCCGCCAGGGAACATCCTTCCTGGAGCTAATAGCAGATACTGGGTCCAAAACAATGCGACAACCCTGGCACCAAACTTTGCCCACTTACAGACGCAAGAAACAATAATTGATATGACAGGCAATATTGCTTATTGCAATAGCACCGATACGACTGGTTACCCAGCAAATAGTATTGCCAACCTTGGCGTCGAAGTGACTTCTACTATCTATGGGGCACAATAATGTCAATTATCCCACAGAACACAGACCCTTTAAAAGATTATGTAACACAAAACATACAACCACCAATGACATTAAATGGTCTTGTATACAATAAAGTTTATGCTCACACAGGTGTTGTAGACTCGTTGGGTAACACCCAACAAACTGGTTATTCCGATCCTAATTTAGGTATAACCAACAACTCTAATAACATATCTACTTTTGAACAAGTTTTGCAAACGAGTTGGATTTCTGACACAGACTTCGGTGGCCCCAATAGCAACCCCGTTGTTCTTAAGTACGTTCTATCTAACAAGATAACGTATTACAACACAGTGCAATTAGCTGTACTCAACGTCCCTTGCTTCGTAGAACTTTTGGACCAAAATGGTTCTGCGTTGCCAGGAACTTCTACTTTTATGATAGTCGGTGGAAGCGATATCAATACAACAGATGACTGGGTTAGTCTAAATTATACAGCACCATCGACTCTTACGGCAGCAGCGAGTGGTAGTACCCAAGCTTCTATCTCTTTAAGGATAACGAGAAACCAAGCTGTCCAAACGTATCAGAACCAATCTTTACCAGTTAATACACCTTATTCGATTGGCGTAACTGATTTCCGGTTCGGTCTTAGCGTGATGCAGGAATCTGACATCCCATTGCCAGTTATCAACAATACGACACCATTAAACGGAATCATAACAAATCCAAGCGGTTTGATAACAACACAAAACTTTTTTGGTTTTGTAGAAAATTATCAGTTTACAAACAACAGCGTTTCTAACATATTTAATAATGACACCGCCTATTGGAAATGTTCTCCACAACCAGTTAAAGATTCTATTGTTTATTTTTACGCAAAGATTAGTGACCCAAGCCCAACTGCTATCAATAGAATTTATGTAGATCCAATTTATAGTGGTTGTAAATTTAATGTTTACTACACAACAAACTCGGTAAGTGGTGGAATAGACCCAAGCCAATTTTATTGGGCTCCTATCCAGAGAGATTTTACTCTGCGTAAAGGCATCTATGAAATACCAACGACCTCTTGCACGTATCTTAAGTTCGAATTCACGAAGTTAGTCCCAGAAGTTTATGACTTGCCGGTTGATTCCATTGCTAGAACAGTAAACATATTTCCACCGGATGTTGAACAATATTACTATGATCTTGAGCAATCTATCATCGATGGTAATAATGTCAATTACTCTTACACAGTTGGCAACAACCCAACAACTCAGACGCAGAACTCAAACCAGCTTAGTTCATCAACTGTGTTCGGTGCTGCTACAAATACAGTAGCAAACAACAATAGCTGGCCTAGTCTCGCTGCGCTCAATACTTCACAACTCGGTGCATCGACAACCGTTGGTAACAACACGAGCTCTACAGTTATTGATCCAACAAAAAGCTACAAGCTAATAGATAGCAACGGCCAGTATAATTTCCAATCATACTCTGAATTTTTGGATAGAAGGTTTTATGACACTAGAATCCATAATTACAATCAAGTAACAATCGATCAAAGTTGGCATCAATCGTATTTTGTTGGAGTTAGATATTTAACAACATTCTATGAGGTTGTCTATGATGACATGCGTGGAACGCCACAGAACCTGTTATCAAGGAACGGGAGTAACACTGGTTTCGCTTCACAAGATATAAATTACGTTTATATGAATACGAATGATACAGCTACGACCCCATGGATCCAAACTATCGATTCATTTAGTAGCTTTAATGTGGCTGGTCTTACAACTGACTGGAAAAGCTTTTTAACGCAGAATAATTCAATCAACAATGATATTACGTTGATGAATTATACCAACCCAAGTGTTATAAACAAAAACTCAATTGTTTCTATAGTAAGCAACTTTGGTAATGATGCACAAATAGTTCAAGTAGTTCAGAACCAACCAGGTATCTATGGTGTAGAAACACCTCAATACAACGCGTCAACAAACCTATTAAGCTACTACGACGCGAACTTCACATCTGTTTCAGGTAATACCAATAAAGATTGGTTTGGTCTTGGATCGACCACAGTAACAGGTACCTCAGTATCTTGGGTCAATGGTACCACGGGTGGCACAGCCAGCGGTTTGTCTGTGAGTGGTGGATCATACTCGGTTGCGTATAATTTCACCATACCGAACGTTTATAGCACCATGGGTACAACTCCGTGGACATTAGCACTTGGTACGCCATCGCTCGGTACAGTTGGGTACGCGAGCTATAATCCTACTGGAACTGGTATAAACTATTATTTTCTTGCTACGTTGCAAGCATCAACTACCACAACTGGTACGTTGTACACACAGTTTATTAACCCAACAACAAGCGGAGTAATTTCTGGGACCCTCGTAAGCGGCAATACTATAACCGTAACCGGTGGCGTCACAAATGTTATGACGGTTACTGGAACCAATTATGTAGGTAGTACTCCTAGTAATACAATCCAAGTTGTTATTAGTGGGTCTAGCGGTACACCATTCAATATTTACCAAGCTGGTGCCTTTGCCTCACCCACATCCAGCTGGGTTACTACTGCTGACCGAAGCAACATGAGAATTAGTGGTGTCGCAAGAATGTTCTTGCCACAAACCAACCAGGGTAACTACCAGATAAACTTAGTGGCTTACTCCACCAGTATAAAATCCAATGGTGTTATACTTGCCTCGAAGAGCTATCTCCCTGGCGCAATGCCTGTTAATACTTGGTTTGATGTTGAGCTAGAAACATTTACTGGCTCTAATTACCAATGGTTTAGTGTCCAGGTACTTCAGCTCAATGGGATCGCTGAGCCATTCTACTTGAGCATGCTTGCCCCCTTCTATCACCCAATCCGTTATGAATACCGGAATACTATCAATGGCACATGGTACCCAATCACAACAGGGATCAATGACCCAGAAGTATTGATCAGCACAGCTTCAGGCATCCCAGCGAATGGTATCCAATTGAGAATGACTTCTCTAGACCCAGGAACATTCATTTCAGGCGTCAGTCTTGTTCCTAACTACAAACAGAACCCTTACTACTCAAATCTACAGATTGATTACCTAGGTGGTAGTAAAACAAATGAAGTAGAATCACGTACTGCCATAGAGAATAAACCATATTTCCAACTGAATACTGAAGTGCATCCTGCTATCTTTGACATCAATAGGATTGCTGGGACAATCATCCCATACTCGATCGATTGATTTTTTCAATCAGTCATGCTAAGATGCTTTTATGCCCAAAGAGAAGACAATCTATGTTCAGAAGAGCAAACTTTTAAATGGGGTATTGAGGTACTCGACCCTTGATAACAATTTCAATGGTTCATCATTCCTTGATACGTATGGAACTCTTAAGAACCGAGATAAAATTGCTGAGTTCACAGAGCTAGCAATCAATGGTGGCTATACAATCATCTATGAAGATGACGAAGCCAAGACTTTGCATGATGAACTTTACGCCTGCAGCGTGGGCAAATACGTTGTTGATAGCCCCTTCTTAAACGATCACAATCTATTCCCATTCCAGCACGTTGGATTGAATTATGTGTGGAAGCAAATGCACACAGAGAGCCCTAGGGTCTTAGTCCAATGGGACACTGGTGCTGGGAAAACCTTACTCAGTTGTTTAACAAGCCAGAAGCTTTTTGATAACAACGATGTTGATCTAGTCCTCGTATTCTCAAAGAAAATCAAGCAATACGACTGGGAACAAGAATTCCGACGCATGACATACTTGTCTGTAGATAGGGTAAGCGAGAAACTAACCCGAGCAAAAAGGCATAAGTTCTACAAGGAAAATAAAAGCCAAGTCCTTTGTCTTAACTATGAAAAAGTACGAGAAGGCAACCTTGTCAAGGTTAAGGGCAAGCGCAACCGTGTCCGATCATATGACCGTACAGACTTGATGCAAGTCCTCGAGCTTATCGAAGGAAAGCGCGTGTTAATCATCATTGATGAGGCGCAGAAGATTAATACAGGATCCTCATTGCTTGGCGAAGGTTTCTATAATGTCATCAATGATCCCAAGAATGATGTGCGTGTACTAGCATTGACCGCAACCCCATATACGACTAGCCCATTGAATATCCGTAACATTTTTTCTATTGTTGAACCTGGTATTAACGACGTTAGTAACATGCCACGTGATGTTTTTAAGCGTTTTTATGGCAAAGAGTTCGGCATGTTCAACAACGGTTATGTCCAAGAACTCTATGTAAAAGAATGGGATAGGACTAAGCTCCCACTCCTAGGTAAAAAGCATGAGAATTGGACACACATCGCAATGAAGAGTGATCCGACTATCGCTGCACAATTCCCTGAAAGCATGCCTAAGAAAATTATTTATGAATTGTCTGACATCGATCGTGCTGTTTACGATTGGGCTGAGGAACGTGCTAGGGAGAAGTATAACCCAGATAACCCAGTGGCAAACTGGTCTTATATTGATATGCTTAGAATGATTTGCAATACAACCGAAGGCCTTAAAAAGAGTGAGAGCCGATTCGCCAAGGAGATTGTCGACCAATTCGGAGATGTTTTAAGCTTAAGCAATAGTGCTAAGTACCAGATCATTGAAAACAATATCGAAGAATATATCGAGAATGGTGAGAAAGTTGTACTGTTCACATTCTGGACCAATGGTACTTTGTTCCCTTATCTAGAAGCTCTAAAGAAGCGCTTCCCGGATATTCCAGTATTACCTATCTGGGGAGTTGGTATGAGCAGCGATACTGTAACTGAAAACATTAAAACCTTTAACTCCACTAAAGGGCCTGCTATACTTATTACTTCAGACGTAGGTCAGGAAGGTCTAAACTTATATGCCCCTTACCTTTGGAACATCGAAGTACCGCGCACTTACTCAGACTATAAGCAGCGTGCCAATAGAATCAATCGAGCAGACTCTAAAAGCAAAGGTATTGACCACACTTGGATCTTTCGAGCGGTGGCTGCGAACACGATTGAAGAACGAGCAGACGCCAAGATTCTACGTAGACGAGATGAAGCAGAAGCAATTCGTGGAGTAATCGACGAGGATGTAGACTTGTACGATGTGATAGATTTAACACCAAAAGGATTTCTATTCGGATAAAAAGGAGGTGACAAATGAACCAACACCAAGAGTAATTATTCCTCAAGGATTGGAAAATTTTGTTAAAGAAAACAATTATTACATTTGCATTATCATTAAGTTTATTTTTAGTTCCCTACACAGCATCAGCAGCAACAAAGCATCATCATGTTGCTAAGATTATTCTGAGCGCAACAACCCTAGCCAAATGGCAGAAGGTTGCTAAGTGCGAAGAAGGAGGGAATTGGGGATATTTTAGTTATTGGTACCCAGATGCATTAGGTATCGATAGACCCAACTGGATTCAGTTCGGGGGAAGTGTTGTAAAACCAAGTAGTAGAGCAACCCAAATAACCGTAGGGACAAAATTCCTAAAGGCATATACTATGAGTATGCCTGATCAACAGGGCTACTGTGCCCCATGGTAGAAAGATAAAGATAAAATGACAATTAAAAAATATGCTCAGATTCACGTTGATGTTATGGAACTGCTCCTTAGCGGAGAGATGCATAGCACACTGGTCGGCAAGCAGATTACACTCGGTGGTTCCAAGGAAAGTACCGTTAAGCAAGCCGACGAATTTGCACAATACATTGTAGATCTGCTCAAGAAGGCGGAACAATTTAGAAAGGACAATGTAAAGAGCAGCAATTCGTAGCTTATCTAGTGAGGGCGTTTCTCGCCTCTCCTGAAGGGCCTGGTCTTCCTCGGGGGTTGCAGTCGGTGTTCATACCTTGACTCCCCCCGAGGCCCTTACAGCTACTGCTTCCACATAAATATTATGGAACTAAATACACTTGACCTGAAATGGCAAAAAGATGCTGCTTGCGCATCTATGTCATCAGAAGATTATGATGCTTTCTATCCAAAACATGGCAAAGTGTTTTTGAAAGAAACCCTAGCTATCTGCAATAGCTGCCCAGTTAGTTCATCTTGTCTAGATTATTCTCTTAAGTATGAAGAATATGGCTATTGGGCAGGGACCGGCACTACTGAACGTAGAAAGATGCGCAAAGAACTTGGCATCGAATTGGTTACATTGAACTCAGAGTTCATTAGAGACCAAGTAATTGAAACAATCAAAGAAACCTACCATCCAGTTAAGATTCAAGGGCGTGGTAGAAAGACTACAGTTAAGGATGAAGTATGAAAATTGGTTTAATCGTTCCAGTTCTAAATATTTTTGAGCAGGCAATCGATCTTGTCTATAGTGCGGAGAGTGAACACGATCTAAAGGTCTTTATTCAGCCACAATATCGAGTCCAGGTGCCACTCGCAGCAGCATGGAACCGTGGCATCCGACAAGCTATTGCAGCAGACTGCGATGTCATTATTGTAAGCAACGATGATGCAATGTTTGGTCCAAAAACCATTGACCGTCTTGCGGAGAATGTACTTGATATGGATGACAAGTATGTAATGGCATTCCCAGTGGACGTGCTCGACGGTCTAACCGATCCCAGTGATATCCTGTTCGGTGATGGATGGGACCTAGACATTACTAACCCAGAAGATCAATCGTTCTCCTGCTTTGCTATCAAGCCAGACTTCTTCGACAAGTGTGGGACTTTTGATGAGAACTTTGACCCAGCTTGGTGGGAAGATGCAGACATGAAATACCGTATGCACTTGCTTGGGTACAAGACTTTACAAACAGTTGTTCCATACGTGCACTTGCGTCATCAAACTACGCAGAAGTTAAACCTCCCTCTCAACTCTATGAAGAGTGGAGAATACTTCGTAAAAAAGTGGGGTAGTGCTAAGAAAGACTTGCATGAGACTTACGTTAACCCGTATAATGATAATAGTCTAAGTCCAAAAGAGTGGAGACCGTTGTGAGCAAGATTAGAGTATTAGCCTGGGGTGACTACGCGTGTAGCACAGGCTTCGGTACCGTAATGAAAAACATTATGGGAGAAATCAATAAGTCTGGTAGCTATGAGATCGATGTCGTAGGAGTCAACTACGATGGTGGTCCATACGACACCACACTATGGCCAGGTAACCTATGGCCAGCAATCAGTGCTCTTCGTACACAAGGGCCTTATGGGGACGTTTTTGGTCGTCAAGTATTCTTAGACTTGCTCGCTCAGCGTGACTATGACATCGTATTCATCGTTCAGGATACTTTCATTGTTCAACCTATTGTCCCCCAGATTCTAGAACTCCAGCGTACAAAGCCTGAGACCTTTTCAACAATCTACTACTACCCATTCGACTGCACACCACAGGAAGACTGGGTTAAGCAGTGTGTGGCAGCTTTTGACTTCCCCGTAGCGTACACTGAATATGCTAAGAATGAGAGCCGGAAGTACATTGGTTCAGCTGCTGATAAGCAAGACGTTATTTACCACGGCACAAATACCAGTAACTTCTTCCCGCTGTCACCAGAGGGTAAGAAACGCGTTAAAGAAGAGATTTTCTCTGCTGTAAAAGATAAGTTCATCATTACCAATGTGAACCGCAACCAGGGTCGTAAGGATGTATCACGTAGCCTTATGATTCTGAAGCAGCTCCGTAATATTGGTGTCGAGGACGCATTCCTTTATATGCATATGCAGGAGACTGATTTCGGTGGTAGCATCATGAAGATGGCTAGTGCTATTGGTGTGGTCCCTGATAAGGACTTCACGATTCCCAACCCGCAGCAGTTTGGTGCTCACAGTGGGTTCCCAATCGAATTCCTCAACCAGATCTACAATGCAAGTGATCTTTACTTGACCACAACGCATGGTGAAGGATGGGGTCTAAGCATCACTGAAGCTATGGCTACTAAGCTCCCTGTCGTGGCCCCTAACAACACATCTTTGCCAGAGATTCTTGGAGATGATCGTGGTTGGAGAATTAGCAGCGGTCATACGCCTACCCACTGGGTGATCAAAGAGAATGACAATGAGCGTATGCGCCCTCTGATGGATGTAGAAGAGGCTGCTGAAACAATCAAGTACATCATGGAACACCCAGAGGAAGCTGCTCTTAGAACAGAGAATGCTCACGCATGGATTCTAGACAATACTTGGGATAAAGTTTGCAAGCAGTGGACCAATGTATTCAATAAGGCAACCAATAAGGCCCGAACAGCGCGAAAGTTCAAGGCACAAAAGTAATGCCACGCCGTGTAGTTAGCATCACACCATTCTGGAATGAGACGCATATCCTTGAATTGCGTCTAGGCATCCTAGAAGATGTAGTTGATAAGTTCTATACGGTAGAAGCATCACAGACGTTCACAGGCATTGATAAACCAATGCTAGCCAACACAATCCAGCACCCAAAACATTCTGTAGTAGCTATTGATTTCCCCAAAGATATAATGGGTAGATCAATAGCTACGCAGGAATGGGGTCGAGAGAATTATCAAAGAGATCTGATCATTGATCTCTCTGAATACGATGATGATGATATCGTTCTAATCACTGACCTTGATGAGATTCCAAACCCAATTGCTGTTAAATTCTTGAGAGATAACTTTGATCCTGATTTCACCTATGCATTCGACATGGTGGTCCATCAATATTATTTAAATAATCAAAATCTTGGCGAGGGTGTTTGGTCGAAGGCAAAAGCATGCAGTGTAGCTGAATATCGTCGCGATGGATTCTGGGCCACTGGTCTTAGATTAGATGACAATTCTATTCATATACCAAATGGTGGATGGCATTGGACATATATTGGTGACCCAGAATTTATAAAGAATAAGATTGAAGCATTCGCTCATACTGAATTCGACATAGATAATGTCAAGAGCAACCTCGAGTACCATTATGAAAATAATACAGATACTCTTGGAAGAGGTTTTCAACTTCAGTTAGTTGAACTTGACAACGACTCATACCCAAAGTATATTAGAGACAACAAAGTTAAGTACAACAAATATATTAAGGAACTTTAAATGTTTCGAATGACTTTTGATGAGTGGTTAGAATATGGTGAAGAGCATGGTTATTGCTCAGAACAATTTTGTAATACTCATGATCTTGTCCCAATGCATGAAAGTGAACAAAAAGCATGGGAAGAATATGGTGAAGACCCATGCGCCCATATGGTACGATTGGGTAGTCTAGAAGATTGGGACATTAGCAAATGATGCTCTGCTCCTATAGCTCAGTTGGAAGAGCAGGGGACTTTTAATCCCAAGGTCGTTGGTTCGAGCCCAACTGGGAGCACTCCGAACGAAGCAAATACCGTAGATGCAGCAAGCTCCTGGGAATGAGATTAAACTTCCCAACAACGGGTAGTAGCGCAGCTTGGTCAGCGCATCTGGTTTGGGTCCAGAGGGTCGGGGGTTCGAATCCCTCCTACCCGACGCAGTAGCCCTTGTAGTACAGTGGTAGTACACTAGACTTGTAATCTTGTGACGGGAGTTCGATTCTCTCCGGGGGCACGTAGTATGATAAGGTTGTTATCTGGTATGATGGTTTTTGTATAAGCCCTGATATCCCAATTGGCAGAGGAAGGGCGCTTAAAACGCCCCAAGTGTGGGTTCGAGTCCCACTCAGGGTACTAAGGAGATAGTATGGCAATGACATTAAAACAAGCAGCGACGATTATGCTAGAATTGTGTAAGATTCCTGCTGAACCGAAGCTCGTTGCAGCATTTAACAACTATGATGTTAATAGTATGTGGATCAAAAGTGTGCTTAAGGGAGCTGCTCCGGCAGCAAGCACGTTGAGTAATCCTTATTATGAGGAAGCATTAAACGTTTTACGTGCAAATGGAATTGATATTAATATCTTTGATACCAACTAGTAGAAAGAAAAAGTATGCAGAGTAAGAATAAGTTTTTTATCGCAGTACCAGTGATTGTAATTATAATCTTATTATCTATTATTGGAGCTGTTCATCTTATCCATCCACAATGGATTGGTGAGCAAACTGATAAAGCTGGATACTTCCAGAAAGCAGTGGGACTGATCACGGATGCACCACATGCTACCGCTGAACTGTTCTATTCAACCCTAGAAGACTTGGTGATCTTGTTTGTGGGCATCTCTTGGGGTAAGCGAATCTGGCACAAGGAACACAAGAAGTTTGACGAAGAACACGGAGTGAAGCACTAATGCCAACTACTTGGGTAAAAATTGAACCACGTTTGTGCCAATGTGGTTGTGGGACTATTATTACAAAAAAGGAGAAAAGATCTCAAGGTCGTTTTTGCCAGGGGCACACATTCAAATCAGCAATAAATCGTGTACCTAACCCTTCTGCTCTGACTGAAGAGGATTATGCACGAATCCGTAAGATTCCAGCATGGAGAGCTGTTTATGAATCAGTAGAAGGCATTCTAGGAGAGTCTTTTAATGGCTATGAAGTGGTTAACTATGGTACACTAGAAGAGTTGGACGATCTTATTTATTAGATCACATGCCTCTATAGCACAAGGGATAGTGCAAAGGAGTTCTAACCCTGGGATCTCAGTTCGAGTCTGAGTGGAGGCACCAAGGATGATTAGCTCAGCGGTAGAGCAACTCGTTTACACCGAGAAGGTCGGGAGTTCAATCCTCTCATCATCCACTTGCAACGTAGCAAGAATAATGATATAGTTATTTATGAGTAAGGAGAAAGTATGCGTAAGAGTTCTAAGAGAAACTTATTTTTGTTCGGTGCTAGCATGGAAATGATTGCAGCGGGTAAGACACTAGAAATGGCTAGAAAGAGTATGGAAAAAGAAGAAGAAAGAGTCGCTAATGAGAATGCTCTACATGAGCAAAATTTTAGCCAAGAATACCAATATGTTTTTTATGAGCGTGCAGTAAAGAGCGTTTCAAAAACTGTATCGGACCTGCTAGAGATAATCGTTGCGAATGACATTGAAATCGATGATGCTATCCTATCAGAAGCAAACCGAATTCTTGTTATGATGGAATGGGTACTATTGAATGAAGGAGAAGACAATGGAAGTTAAGTTGAGCGTAAGCATCGGTGCTACCCTGCAGGTAAAGAATGCCAGGGGAGAATGGGACTGGATCAAACCAGAAGTGGGCTGCGAGATTAGTATGAACAAAAATGAGGTTGGTTCTCCAGAAGTTTTATCAGACCAATTCGCTGCTATGTGGGATCAAGTTGTAGGTCCTCAGTTTGCATCGGTCGTACAAGAGCTCATTGCTGAACAGTCTCCCAAGACAGAAGAAACTGTTGAAGAGACTGCTAATGACGTTAGTGTTGAAGAAGATCTCATTGAGGAAGAAAAGCCCAATACCGATGAGGACGACTACTACTAATGGATGAATTTGATGCGTTTGTAAAGAAACATAATATTCAACCAGATGAAATGGGCCCAGCATTTGCTGCCTGGTTATCAGGTGCCACTGGGTGGGATGGGAACTTTAAAAAGGTTGAACAATGACAGTCATCGCAGCAGCTTTGACCATTGATAGCGGTGTTGTCATCGTAGGTGACTCAGAACTTTCTACCCCATACACAAAGGACAGTGATGGTTATAGCAAAGTTTGGGTTGATGAGATCAACGAAGGTTATATTTTCGGTGGTGCTGGCAACCTAAGAGATATCCAAGTTATTAAGTATCATGTATCATGGCCTTACTACAGAGACATCTATCCTGTCGAAGAGTTCGTTGTTAAGGAAGTCGTTCCTAAGATGCGTGAAGCCCTACTCGATAACGGTGTGAAGATGGAAGAGTATGAAAGCTCGTTCATCATGGCATGGGAAGATAACTTAGTTGTTATCGATGAAAAGTTTGGCGTTACAATTCCCAATAGTGCACGGTATGCCATTGGCTCTGGCCAGAGTGAAGCTTTGGGAGCGCTTGGTAACGAGGGCGGTTGGACAAAGAACGATGTGATCGAAGCAGCAAATCGTGCTATGGTTACAGCAGTCGGTGTCAGTGGTCCATTGTTCACAATCGACACGGTTGATCTGGTTGTAAGACAAGCATGAATTATTATTTGACATCATTATCGTGGTATGATAAGATTTATAACATAAACAGTAAGGACAACTCTAATGAAGCAAAACTACATTATGCCCCAAAAGAAAGTACTCGCTACTACTCCCCTTCAGGAGGTTACGGAACCTACCTATGGGGAATCCAGCAAGGCTCAATCCCGAGCTGACGTACGTCGAACTAGTGCCAACGAAGAAGGTCTACTGATAGCAGTAGATGCCATCAATGGCTTGAATGAATTGATGTATTCTTTTGATGCAAAGGTTGCAAAGCCATTGTCACCAGTAGAGATCGATTCCTTGGCTGCTGAACTCGTTGCTGTGCGTAGGGTGAAGGATATAGTAGAAGGCCGTGAGGCATCTCTGAAGGCTTATGCGACTGAAGTAATCAATCTCAACATTGCTTCTATTGGCAACGATCCTTCAGAGACGAGTGGTTACCTTGTAAGCCCAGAGAATGGTATCAAGCTTTCGAAGGAAGTCACGGGTGGTAAACTCAATATCGATATCGATTTGCTTGAGCAAGTTCTAGATACCGATCAATTCAAATCAGTAGTAAACATTGTAGAGACTCAGACTATTACTACAAAGCCTGATGGAAGCAAGCTAATTGAGGCAACGAAGGCATACCAGTTGAACGAAGAATGCCTCGAGAAGGAACTCAAAATAGGTAACATCGGCATGGAACAGGTTGTAAAGGCGACCATGCCTGGGAAGATTCGCTCAGCTTTTTATGTCCGAAGCCTATAAGAAAAAGAAGGATAGCTTAAAGCTTCGAGACGATAAGCCATTGTTTACTGTTGCAATGGCTGCTGCTTTTTTTGATCTTAGTTCACAATCATTGAGGCAAAAAGAGCAATATCTTTTTGATTCTTTCGGTGAGCCAATCGTAATTAGCAGGACTCCTGGAGGAGATCGCAGGTATAGTCTTAATGATATACTAAAGATAGCTCATGCGCTAAGAAGAATGAATAAGATGACGGATAGACAACTTCGGTTAATTATTCTTCGTGTTGATTCTTTTAAAGAGCCAATCAAAAAAACTACGTTAAAGTATCGCAAAGGTACTATCAAAGGTGTTAGAGTAGACCCAACATGAAAAAATGCTTAATCTTACTCGATGGCCACAATATTTTTATTAGATCGTTTTCCGGTTTAATGAGACAAGGGCTTAGCGCACCAGATGGTTCTGGCACCTGGGGGACGTTCGGTGCTTTCAATACAATTGCTAGCATAGTTCGTAGGCATAACCCAACACATGTTATGATCGCCTTCGATAAAGGTCGTAGCTCAAAGCGTTTGGCTATAGATCCAGAGTATAAAGCTAATCGGAAACGTAGAGATGATAAGCCAAGAAATCCTATGGACGAAGCTTTCTCTCAAGAGTTCAAGCCACAACTTTCTGCTTTTATGGAATTATGCTTAAAGAATGGCATACCTTATATCCAATTAGAAAATGTAGAAGCTGATGATATCATTGCTACCGCAGCGTTGAGATTCTCAGAAGTGTTTGATAAAATAATCATTGTAAGCGCTGACCATGACTTACACCAATTGATTAGACATAACATCGTTGTTATTAAACCTAGTATTAGTTCCCGTGATATCGAAGAAGAAATTTTTAATGTCGAATCAGTGCTAAAAGAATGGGGTGTAGAACCTCAACGCCTGCCTGAGATATGGGCTCTGATGGGAGACAAGGGAGATAATGTCAAAGGCATCCCAGGAGTAGGACCTAAAAAGGCTACTAAACTTATCAAGGAACATGGCGATTTGAGTACTGTACTTGATTTAGATGATCCTAAGATCTCTGAGAATATTGATATTGTAAAGAAAGCATTCAGCCTGATAGAACTAGGTATCGATGAAGAATTGCCATTCCCTCCTTTAGGGCAGCTACAATTTAATCCTATCCAACCAGGTTCAGATTACTCTGATGAATTAGAAGAACTTTTTGATCTACTTGGTTTTGTACAAATAAAGGATAGATGGAAACATCACAACCTGTGGTTAGATGCCCCTAGATTTGGTAAAAGATTACGATGACAAATGTCTGATTGGATTATCAACCCTAACTTAGATATGGTAAGCATCCTAGCCCAATATAGCCGCTTTTTAGAAAGTGATTATAGGATGGCTATAGAACATTTAGAAATCCCTAGGACATTCGAAGAGAATGATACCAAAACAGGTCGAAACTTCTTAATAATAAGTTATAAAGAAGCTCCATGGGTAGTTGCTAAGAGTGTGTTTCTTTGCTTGAAGCTAGCTGGTCCAGATAGCGTAGTTGTAAAGACGTATAGCTTAGATGATTATTTCATGGTGCAAAATGTGTTCGAAAACTTTGGTGAAGGTGTACGTACTAAAGTTTTATTGACAATGCATGATGAGTTAAAACTCAGTAACGATTGGCGTGATGAGATAGAATTGTCAACAGATATAATAGTGTTTGGTGATTCCAACGCCATGGAAGCATTCCGTGAATACGAAACAGTAGACCGTCGTGTATGGGAGCATGGTTTCAAGTTTAGTTTTGGTGTCGTAAAATCAGAGAACCTTAACATGACAATCATCAGACAAATCTGTTTTGATTTCTTCAGCTTTTATGGTGAAGGTACATTGGCACCAAAGTTCTATTTCATCATTGGGCCGATAACAAAATCTATGGTAAAGCATTTCAGTGCAACGATGCAATCTTTGTACGAGATAGCGATCGACGAATACCGCAGTAAGCTTCCATTGACCCGTAAAAGCGATTTAGCAAAGAACCTCGTTGAAGCGAATCACTACGCTAAATTTGTACGCATTGATAGTTTGAACTCAAGAGAAAAGTTTGATAAGCTCTACGGTGACATAAGATTGATTCATGTTGATGATCTAGAGCAGATCGGTGATTACATCGATAAAGTTGGTGATAGTATTAGTACTATCGCAGTGAACTTTGAAGATGATCATGATGTGCTAGACTATCTAGAAGATCGTATGGTCATGAGAGTTTGTGAAGTTGGAGAAATGCAATTTCCAGAATTCTTTGAGCAGTATGACAACATAGATGATTTCAATATCTATGCACCAGAGGAAGATGATCTAGATTGCTTCTTTAACGGTGATGAAGACTATATTTAATTCTTAAGTAAGGAAAGAGAGGAAGTAACCGTGACAGGTTTATTGTCAAAACCATGCATCCAAAAGTTGTATGATAAAATTATTGGGATTAAGATCTATAGAATGCTGTTGACACTCTGTGTAGCAATTAGTATTTTATTAATTATCCCAATCGTACTGGTGACATCACCAATTTTGGTTGCATGGGATCTAGCTAAAAATGTAATAAATAAAAAGACAGCAATCAAAGAACAGAACAGTGACGGATTCAAAAGTTTCTGGGATAATTTCAATGATAAGCAAGACGGATGGAATAAGATGGGTAAAGATTAATGGATAAAATTCAAGACAAGTTAGCTCAAGTATCAGATGTAATGTTCGAAAGAAACATTGCTATCATTGCGGGTAAACGCCAAGAAGTACAAATCTTTAGTGATGGTTTTGTCTACGAAGGTTTCCTGTGCGGGCTTGACGAAAAATGGGTACAACTCTATGGGCATGAAGAGAACAATAAAGATAACATTGATTCTCAGTGGAGATTCATCCTAATAAGCAAAGAGAATATTTCAGCGATTGGACCCACTGGTCGTAACCTAGGTGATATCGATGAAGTAACACGCGTTTGGATCAGTAAGAAGATTCAGATTTTTTCAGATGTTTCTGAAAAGTTTCTGTCAGCAAAGGTAAACAAAAATGACAATAGAAGAGAAAAGCTTTGATGGACCTCTTGCTAACTATGATGATGATAGTTACGATGAGATAGTAGAAGTAGAACGAGCAGCAAGTAAAGAAGATCTCGTTAAAGAATTAGATTTGTCAAAAGCTAATGCACGAGAATTGTTGTTGTATTTTTGTAGTAGATTCAAAGAGACTCAAGGCTACGACTACAACGTAGAGTGGGTCAAAGAAACATCGATTCTTAAGTCTTTTAAAGAACGTTATGGTGATAACGCTGGGTTAATGATTGAGCTCCTTTTTGATAAGCACAAGGGCAAGATTAATGATAAGGTGTTCACTATTACAGCTTTTAGTCAGGGCAGTAAATGGATGCAAGACATCCTTTACGTTGAGTTGCAACAAGATAAAATTAAAGAAGAAAACCGACCAAGTTCAGAAGGGTTAATGTCAACTGATGATTTCCTTAAACGATTCAATGTTTGATTGGCAGAAGGATTATGTCAATCTCAAGTATGATTTCCTAGACGATGATGAGATCGACTACCTAGCATTAAAGTACCCACAGTTTGAGACCTTCAATAAGCGTGGTTGCCCCACGTGCGAAGATCGATCATGTGGCGATTGCAAGATTCAGCTACAGCTTTATAAGCACTACCTGCGTGCAGGCATTGGTTTGAATTATCAGAAGCTAAGCTGGGAAGACTTCCACGGTGATGAGAAGGCATCGGACCTCGCTCGTATTTACCTAGGTCAGCACAAGGAATTCGTCAAGGGTGGTATGGGATGCTTGTACCATGGTTCATGGGGAACCGGCAAGACACTCCTTACTAGTCTTATCGCTAAAGAATTGGTTAAGCTAGGCTACAAGGTGTACTTCGCTACCTTCACCCAAATGGTTGACGAGTTCACCCGTGGTTGGGGAAGCAATGAGGACAAGGCTCGTTTCGAGAGCAAGGTAGTAAAGAGTGATGTATTCTTCTTAGATGACATTGGCAAGGAATTCCGAACCAAAAACAATCTTAGTGAAGCAACATTCGACCACGTGCTTCGTCAGCGTGCGCTCGATAACCGACCAACATTCATCACCACGAATATGACGATTGAAGAATTGAACGAGGGATACGGTAGTGCTATTTTCTCATTGTTGAAAGAGCGTATGATCGTTCACAACATGGAAGGTATCGACTACCGTGAGTATGCAAGAAACCGTACTCTAGATGAGATTAAGACCGGACAAGTAAGAAAGATTTTGTAATGGATATTGAACGCAGCCTTATAAAGCATTTCACCAACCTAGAGAGCTTTCAAAAGATTTGGGACCAAGGTATTCGTAGTGAGCACTTTTTCGATGTAGGAATCCGGGAGCTGTTTGACTACAGCCTTGATTACTACGTCCGCAGTGAATTCAAGCAGACGGTGACACAAGATTTCCTAGAGACAAAGTTTGATGATTATTTTGATCGTCATGACTGGCCAGAAGAGGAATACCTTGTTGGTGTACTCATCGAAGAAATGGTGACAAAATACCGTAAGTCAACTGCTCAGGGCGCATTACTACAAGCAGCTAACGCTTTGGATAAGGACCCTGAAGAAGGCATCTCGATCGCTTTAAGTAACCTTTCAAGAATCCAGAGTGACACTAGCACCCGTGCACGTATTGAAATCTATGGCGAAGGTTATGACCGCCGTGTTAACCAATACATGGATGAAGTTGCTAACCCTACAAAGGATAAGAAAGGCATTTATCTTGGCTGGGATGCTCTTAATGACCACATGTATGGGATCCGCAAGGGTGAGCTTGCCGTGGTCGTTGGTATCCCAAACGTTGGTAAGTCATGGGTTGGATCAGTAATCGCACTAGAGGCAGCACGACGCAAGAATAAGGTTTATTTCGCATCGCTAGAATTGAGCAAGGAGCTTACGCTCATGCGACTCGACTGCCTAGTCAGTGGTGTCCCTTACACTCGTTACGAACGTGGTGAACTTACTCCTAATGAGTTGAAGCGCCTTAAAGATGCTCGGGAAGAGATCATGGAATTTGGTGAGTACCTTCTTATCGATTCTCCAAGCAAGAAATCTGAGCGTAGTGTCATGGAACTTTATTCCAAGGCTAAGCATTGGGGTGCCGAACTTATGGTAGGTGACCAACTGTCATGGATCACTACTGATAAGAACTTCGGTTCAAACAGCAACTACCAATCGTTGCAAATGTCTGAAGTAATCACCGATGTCGCAGCTACTAATCGTGAGATGGGTATGGCATCCGTATGGCTTGCTCAGTTCAACCGTGAGGCTACGAAGAGTAAGAAGGGTCGTGGTGGTCTAGGCAATATCGGCCTTAGCTCACAGATCGAACAGATCGTAGACATTGCTCTCGGAATCGGCTGTACTCAGGAGATGAAGCGTCAGGAAGCTCTAGTGCTTGATATCATGAAGAGCCGACGAAGCAACCTCAAGTCTTGGATGATGAGCATGGAGTTGCATGATCGAACCAACTTGAGTATTGTCAGAGAGTACGAAGAAGCTAACGCTGAGTAATACACGGGTGTGGTGGTCTAGAATTTTGCCTAGTCCACCATACCTGTTGTAAAACCTGCTAGTATGATAAACAGTGCAACAATAGTAGAGAAAGTTAGTAAGTATGCAAACATTTTTACCCTATGAAAGCTTCAAAGAGTCAGCTGCATCGCTAGACCGTCAGCGTTTGGGGAAACAGCGGGTCGAAACTATGCAAGTTATGAAAGCCCTATTCGATCCTTCCTACGGTTGGCAGAACCATCCAGCTGTAAATATGTGGCGTGGTCACGAATGGTACCTTTATCTGTACCAGCTTGCTATCTGCAATGAATGGACTTCACGCGGGTATAAAGATACTTGCCTAGAAAAAACCACAGACATCATTCTTGGTAAGCCATTCGGATTGACAAAGCCTGATTGGTTAGGCAATGAAGAATTCCATCGCAGTCATCGTAGCAATTTGACACGCAAGCTGCCTGAACATTATAATCAATTTTGGGATGAAGCAAATGATCTTCCCTACGTCTGGCCAGATGAAATCCTTGTACCATGAACTGCTTTAAACTCGGAGAGAAACTATGAATTTTAAATGCTTGTTAAAAGGCCATGACTACGGTAAGTGGTGTGAAGCTGTTAGGGCAAACGAATATGGTGAAGTCCCAATAATTATTCGCTACTGCAATAATTGTAAATCAAGAGACTGGGTGAAGAGAGTATGAACTGCCGACACTGTAAGGAAACTCTCGTACAAGTAGATCTTGAAAATGGTGATTGGTTCCCCATCCATGAAGGTTGGAGGCAGAATGTCTACACTCATCAAGCACCAGCCCGACCACCGAATCGCAGAAACGGAGAAGCCATGACCATCAAAACATTTACCGTGTACCGCAAGGGCGACTTAAGCGAAACCCACGACGAAAATCAACGACCATTTGGGCCAGACATTGCCGCCTACTGGGGTGTTGTTTTCCCAGACGGAACCTGCGTTCTCCGTTGGAACGGTCCTTCGGTGTCCCACAGCATTTGGGCCTCGTTCGAGGACGCCATGAAGGTCCACGGACACCCCGAACCTCGCTATGGCACAGAGATTGTGTGGCACTCGTGACCCCCGCCGGACGCCAAGCCCTACGAGAGAAGCACAGCAAGCGTCTTAATGACGGGGGGCGGTGCTTGGCTTGTGGTGGAGCAATGTCACACCCCTGCGACGTAATCAAGGTACTAGACGCTTACGAAGAACTCTATGATGATAATAAGAAAACATTAGAAGCATTGACGATAGCGTTGAATTTTGCCCAATCACTAGCAAAGATGATCCCATGACTGAAGACGAGCGCCAAGCCCTACGAGAGAAGCACCGAGAAATATTTGATGATTACGGCTCAATCTGCGATTACTGCGATAGGTGCGGTTGTGGCGAGTATTACGTGGAGTGGCCCTGCGACGTAATCAAGGTACTGGATGCTTACGAATCATTGATTGAATACCATTATCATGATGGGGATACTGACCGAGAGGACCCGTGGTGTAGGACTTGCTGGAAGCCATATCCCTGCGAAAAGGGAAAGGCTTTAGGACACCCTGACGGAGCAGAAGTATGACCCCCGAAGAACTACCTAATCTTGTTGGTTTTGGTACAGTTTTTGAAGCTTATAAAAAGGTTGAACCAGTCTATATTATCAGTCGTGATGGTTCATTAATGCCCTGACAATGGGGGGAAGGTGAGTATTATCTATGAACGCTGAAGAACTTGTAAAAGATGTAAAGACCTGTAAAGGATCACTTTGTATGTTCCATGGGCGTATCTTTGGATGTCACCAAGAGGATGAGAATTGTAATGCATGATATATTCAACGGCCTCAACGCTTATGTGGTGCTACAAGACATTTTAGGAGTAGGCGAGATCCATGAGAGTGGCGATGAGCTTATTCACTCGTGCCATCTCCGCATTGGCAACCATAAGAATGGGGATCAAAGCCCCAGTGCTAGCTTAAATAAAGATACTCTATTGTTTAATTGCTTTACGTGCGGGGGCGGTAGCGTAATTTGGCTAGTTCAGAACTCACTGAATGTAAGCCGTGAAGAAGCCGTTGCAATCCTCATGGGAGAAGCCAATGGGACTACGATCGTGCCGATTGAGGATTTTATCAAGCGTTTGGAAGGTGTTTTCGAGCAAAACCATCATGAACGTACTGATATCCCCATCTACAGTGATACATTGCTTAGACGTTGGGAAGGCCCATGCGACTACCTTACCTCCAGAGGGGTCTCAGAGGCCGTACAACGGGAGATGCGAACTGGTGTAGAGAAGAACCGGTCAGAGGTCCAAAAATCCCCACAGGGAGAGCGGATGGTTGCTGTCGATAGGGTTGTAATACCACATTTCATGAAAGGTCAACTAGTTGGATGGGTAGCACGTAAGCTACAAGATATTCAAGGAATTCCCAAGTACAGGAACTCTAAGGGTTTCCCTCGAGGTGCATGGCTGTTTAATTTGGATAATGCAATCTTGCACGATGAGGTGTACGTTGTTGAGAGCCCAATGAGCGTCCTTGTGATGAAAAGTCGGGGTATTGATAACGTCGTAGCAACATTCGGCGCAAAAGTTGATGCTAGCCAACTCGCTTTGCTACGTAATTTCTCTCGGGTGATTATCTTTATGGATGGTGACGCCCCTGGTCGTATGGCCACGAGTCATCTTATAGAGAGTTTAGGGAGTTATACGAAATTATCTATAATTGAGACCCCCGATGATGAAGATCCTGCTACGCTAGATGTTATACCCGCTTCAGTAAATTCTTTTGAGTATCAGTTAAAACACTGCTTGACTTACAGCAGTTAAGCTGCTACTATTGAAGATGCAGTACAACAACAAAATAATAAAATACATACAGCCCTAGGGCTTTTAATAGAAAGATAAACTAATGGCGTTGCAAAAAGGCATGGCTGCCGTAAAAGCCAGTATTGAACGTTCACAACAGAGTCAAGGCCCTCGAACGTATGAGCAGACTAAGTGGTTCTATTGGCGGTCTACAGAGACAAAGGCTCTGCGATTCCTGACGGATTCCAACGACATCTACGTCGTGCCAGTGCATGACAAGGTCCCTACCTTCGACGGTAAGACGACAGCTTTCGTCTGCCGTAGTGCGTTCGAAGAGTCTTGTGAGCTTTGTGCTCGTGAGAAGGGCACCCCTGGTGCGTACCGTCGTGATGTTGGTTATGGCATTGCCGTACTTCGTGAAGAAGTTAAGGAAAATGGTAAGACCACTGGCTACCGTGATGTTACTGAAGAGTACGAAGACGTGGTAGACGGTAAGACTGTCATCAAGAAGCGTCCTTATGTCGGCATCGTCTCACAGGGTATGCGAAACTTCTGGAATCAGATTGCTGTTATCTCCGAGAAGTATGGGTCACTTCGTGATCGTGAAATCGAGATTATGCGACAAGGTGCTGGTACTGACACCACGTACATGGCATTCGCCCAACCTGAGAAGGAAATCGCCAACATGGACAGCCGTTACGAGAAGTTTGTACCAGACCTTGAGGCCTACCTCAAGCGTATTGGTTCAGCCGAGTACTACGACGCGAAGATCCGTGGTATTGTTAAGGATAAGATGGATAAGAAGCCATCTAGCTCCAGCAATTACTCCGCACCAGCAATGGCTGTTGAAGAAGAGTACGCAGAGGATGACTACGTATCCATTGAGGAAGAAACCACCGCAGAGCGTTTGCAGCGTAAGCTAGCAGCTCAGGCATAACGTTTGCTTCCACAAGCAAAACCCAGCTAGTATGCCCAGAGTGCACACCATAAGCGATCGTTGCGCTCTGGGTATGCTAGTTACCAAAACAAAAGGAATGAATATGTCGTTTACTGTACTAGAAGATAAAGTAGTAATTAAGATTGCACAGGTAGAAGAAACCACTGAGAGTGGCCTTTACATCCCTGATTCAGCTGCTGCCATGCCAGAAACTGGTGTTGTGGTTGCCGTAGGTCCTGGTAGAGTTACCAGTAATGGCACCCTGCTGCCTACTGGCATTAGTGTTGGTGATACAGTAGTATTTAGCAAGCGTTCTGCGCAGAAGATTGTGATCGAGGATGAAGACTATCTTGTCTTCCTTTCTGACCACATTCTTGCTATTGTAGAAAACTAGTTTGCATTAAGTTTCGGGTCCTGGTATCCCCTTCCAACGCCCGTGAAGTAGCTGAAGTCTAGGATAGGCTGCTTCCTCCTCCATATAGTAAGGTTGAATCATGACAGATAAATTAGTCGCTTTACACGTTCATTCAGAGCACAGTTGCCTCGATGGTCTCGCAACAATCGATGATATTGTTAACCGTGTAGTAGACCTTGGGCAGAGTGCCGTAGCTATTACCGATCACGGTGAATGCAGTGGCCACCTACAGCTCCAGCATGCAGCTGATAAGGCTGGTATCAAGCCCATCTATGGCATGGAAGGTTACTTCACCGAGAATCGCCATGAGAAAGCTGGCAAGAAGGGCGAGAACTACGACCACATGACAATCCTGGCAATGAATTCCAAAGGCCTAGAGAACTTGTGGTCACTTTCCAGCCTTGCTTATATCGAAGGTAGCTACTACGGCAACCCACGCTTCGACTGGGAACTACTGGAAAAGTACAATGAAGGGCTTATCATCACTGGTGGTTGCATGGGTGGTTGCATCGGTAAGCACCTTAAAGATGAAGGTAATTATTCAAAGGCTGTAGAGCGTATCGGTCGATACCAAGCGATCTTTGGTGAACGATTCCACCTAGAGCTGCACACGTATCTTGACCCAGAGAGCAACGAATGGAACTTGCGCGTTGCAGAAGCTGCTCTTGACTACAGCGTTCCTCTGATTACCGTAGCAGACTCTCACTACGCTAAGCCCGACCAGTGGTATGCGCATGAACTCATGACAGCTATCCAGATGGGCAAGACCATCAATGACCCATCACGGTTCAGCTATGGTTCTAATCAGTTGTGCCTCTTCTCAGAGGAAGAGACTCGTAGCCGTTTAAGCTATCTACCCGATTCGATTGTTGACGGAGCTATCAAACGTACTGGTGAGATTGCTGATATGTGCGATGCTCGGGTACCAGGCTCACGTAAGATGCCTGTATTCTACAATACTGCCAAGATGGACGAACGTAAGATGCGTGAGACTGCCGAAGAAGGCTTCGCCCGTAAGATCGTTGGGCATACCGCTGAAGATATGATTCAGGTATATCGAGACCGCCTAGAATACGAGATCGAAATCGTTACCACTCGTGGATTCCCAGGCTACTTCTTGACCGTACAAGACCTCATCAATTGGAGTAAGAGTGAAGGATTCCTTGTAGGACCTAGCCGTGGATGTTTTTTACCTGGATCTTATGTAGGACAGTGTAATGGAGAACATAAGTTAATAGAGTTAATAGAGAAAGGTGACAAGGTAACAAATTACTTTGAAGGTGAAAGTACGGTTATTAATACATTTGTTTATGAAATCGATGAAGATATAATTTCATTAGAATTCGAAGACGGTGCGATAATAAAATGTACGCAAGATCATAAGTTCTTGACTCAAAGAGGTTGGGTGCCTGCCATCGAATTAACGCTAGATGACGAGGTAATAGAACATTATGCAAGTTTACAAGACGACGAACAAAATTAACGGGAAATTTTATATAGGGCAAGATACACACGATGATCCAAACTATTATGGGTCAGGGGTTGCCATCGTGAATGCTATAAAATTTTATGGAAAACTTAATTTTTTTAAAGAAGTACTCCAAGTTTGTAATACTATAGATGAACTCAATCAAGCAGAGATAGAATGGATTAGCAAACTAGATGCTAACAACAGGAAAATAGCTTACAATATACAACCAGGTGGTAACCAAAAAGATTCGTATACAAATAACCCTAATAGAGAAGAGATTCTTAGAAAGTTAATAGAATCTAATGCAAGAGTTAATAATGATCCCGTGCTATCTAAAGCCAAACAAGATAAAACCACCGAAACAAAGATGAAGAATGGTACTCATCCTTCTTTGCCTGGAATGAAAAAAAAGTATAGTGAAGCTAATAAGGGTAGAGTATTTACAGAAGATACTTGTAAGAAAATTAGTGAAGCTAATAAAGGCAAAGCAAAGACTGAAGAACATAAAAAAAAGTTATCTTTAGCTAAAAAGGGGAAGCCTTCATCCAACAAAGGTAAGAAAATGAGTAAAGAAGGCATAGATAATATCAAATCGTCATGGACTGACAATCGTAGAGTTAAACATTCACAAATATTTTCTGGTAGGATTGTTTCGGAAGAAACTAAGAAAAAAATATCTGAATCTAAAATTGGGAAACCTGGCACACCGCATACGGAGGATTCTAAGAAGAAAATCTCTGAAGCCAATAAAGGGAAAATATTCTCAGAAGAATCACGAAAGAAAATGTCAGAAAGCAGTAGGGGACAAACTGCATGGAATAAAGGTATCCCATGCACAGAAGAAACAAAAGAAAAGATTCGTCAAAGTATTTTGAGTAAGAGAGAGAAAAATGAAGCTAAAATCAAAGACGATTGAGCACTATGTAGGCCCAGTCTATGATATTGGTGTATCGTCACAAGATCATAGTTATATTATTGGGAATAAAGTTGTCCACAACTCAGCTGGTGGTTCATTGCTGTCATACGTAATGGATATTACTGAGGTAGACCCTATCCCATCCGGCCTTATCTTCGAACGGTTCCTTAACCCTGAGCGCGTAAGTATGCCAGATATTGACATCGACATGCCAAAGCTAGAACGTGGTATGGTACGCGTTTACCTCGAAAAGAAGTATGGCCGTTATAACATTGCTTCGATTGGCACATCGAACACCTTAGGGCCAAAGCAGTCAATCAAGGATGTTTGCCGTGGTTTAGGTATCAACAAGGAAGACACTCAAGAGATGTGTGACATCATTGAGGATGACTGGAACCTTAAGAACCGTGGTGCCAGCTGGGCAGATGTTATGCATCAGTATTCTAAGGATTATTCGCCGTGGATGGTAAAGTATCCTAAGCTATTCGATAATCTTCCTGAGTTTGTCAATCACATTCGTCACACCAGTGCTCACGCTGCAGGTATCGTAATCAGCAAAGATACACTCATTGGTGCTATGCCATTGCGCTACAGTCCTAGCCAAGATGATATCCGCACACAATTCGATATGAACGGTGTAGACGAGCTTGGGTTCGTCAAGATCGACTTGCTCGGACTCCGCACACTTAGCACACTTATGGCTGCATTAGATCTAATCAAGGAGAGCAACGATGGCACCCTACCTTTCCGTCATTTCTATGAATGGAACTACGACTGGGACACCTATTACAACGATAGTGCTGTCTGGGACTCCATCTGCACCGGTAACAATATTGGGTTATTCCAAATCGAGACAGGTCCCCTTAGAAGTCTGGTTAAGCGATTCCAACCAAGAAGCATAGAAGACCTCTGCACCATGATTGCCATCTACCGCCCAGGTATTACTCGGTCAGTAGACTCTGAGACTGGACTTAATCTTCTCGAGATGTACATGCAGAAGCGTGAGGGCAAGCGTAACGTAACGTATAAGCACCCTAAGCTACGCGACATCCTCGGTGTATCCTACGGTAGTTTCGTTTATCAGGAACAGATCATGGAAACATGTGTAGCGCTAGCTGGCTATACCATTGTTGAGACTGACCGTGTTCGTAAGGCAGTGGCCAAGTCTAACTATGAGGACATGAAGGACGAAGCTGAGATCTTTGTTCAGAAGTGTATCGACAATGGAATCGATAAAAAGACTGCAGAATCTATTTTTGATGATATGCGTGCCTTTGGTATGTATGGTTTCAACAAAAGTCACGGTTATGGTTATTCAATGCTCTCCTACTGGACTGCATGGGTGAAGCATCATTACCCGCAGGAGTTCATGACTGCATTGTTCCGTACTAATCCCAACGATAGTGTTATTTACCAGCGTGAATCTCGCCGTATGGGTATTGAGGTCCTTGGTCCAGACATTAACGAGAGCGGTGACAACTTCACACTCACTAGCGATGGGAATATCCGTTATGGTCTAAGCAAGGTTAAGCACGTTGCAAACGCTGCAGCTGAGATCAATAAGTTTGGCCCATTCGCTAGTATGGAAGACTTCTTGAACCGTGTGCCGACAAAGCGCATTAACAAGCGTGTTATTGTATCTATGATTAAATGTGGTGTCTTCGATAGTTTATGCGGTGACCCAAAAACTGCTTTGTACGAGTATTACAAGACCCGTAAGGAATATAAAAAATATGTTGATAATAATTGCGATGCTGTTTGTATTTATTGTGCTGGACGTGACAATTATTTCGATTGTCTTTCAATCAACGTTGAAGCGATTGATGCGCGTGGTGCTAACGAACAGGACCTTTTGGGTACTATGGTTAGTATTGATCCTCTTGCTGATTACATCGAAGTAATTGAAGAAGAACACAATTTCCCCGGAGAGAAGCACATGTTCCAAGGTGAGAAAGCAATGCTCGGTGGTATCGTAACCATGATCAAACCATTGGTAACAAAGAAGGGCAAGCACCCAGGATCCGAAATGTGCCAACTATGGGTGGAACTACCGATCTCTAGCCTTGAAGACGATATGCTTGAAGAAGAAGAAGAATTATCGCAGAGAGATGAGACAGTACAGATCGTCGCATTCCCAGAAGCTTATAAAAGGGTGAAGAATGAGCTTGAAGTTGGTACACCTGTTCTGGTCCAAGTTGAGAAAATGCGTGATGGCTTAAGCTTAAGAAGTGTATTCCGACTTGACAAACTTAAAACCGATGCAGTAATATAATTACAGTTAAGAAAGGGAGCTCAATGGCTCGTACAGCATCAAAAATGAAAAGATGGCGTTGTCCAAAATGCAGCGAAGAGATCCAAGCAATTGGTAGCGCAGTAGCTCACCGTTGCACCATGAACAAGAACCTGACCACTATGTGGGAACTAGTAGAGGAATTGTGATGAAGTATACAAATCTAGAGAATAGCAATATTAAATTATTGGCACATGAACCAGACGAATGCAAAAGTCCTGATGCATGTACGATTCATAACCGCACAGACCACCATATGCGGAGCTTTAAGCAATTCTATCGATTTGGTCGTGGCATCATGGAACGTATCTGTAGCCATGGCGTAGGCCATCCAGACCCAGATGACATCCGCATAATTAATAAGGCTGACGACGGGGTACATGGCTGCGATGGTTGTTGCATCCGTTTTGCTACTGAGGAAGAGTACGCTGATTCTCAGAAGTATGGTGAATGATGCACTTGTTTCTATTCCTAACTATATTAGTAGTAGCAACAGCATATGTAAATTTTCTCTATAAGTTTTGGGATGGTCGCACCATTGACGGTATGGACTTAGAAGGCATCTATACCTGGAGCGCAGTGCTCTTTTCATTTATACTTAGTATTATTCTCATAGAAGTGATGGTGGGTGTATGGCAACTGACTCAGTAGTGGAAAAATGGAATAGGTATTGTAAGTGTAGCCACGTAGAAGTTGCTCATATAGGATATACCCCCTATGGCTATAACCCAAACTTTAGTTCTTTCAAATGTACCGCTTCTATGCATATTGATGACTACTCGTACCCATGCCGTTGTGATGTCATCTATAAATCTATGGTGAATGGAATACAGTGCTGGAGTTGTGATTCAACAGTCCCAGTGAACAAAGTTGTATGGCGTGGTGATTTTAAAGATGATGAAGATCTCTGGAAAGAGATCGAAGAAGAGTATTATGTAGTTAGACAGACTCACACCGGTGCTCAAGCTCGGGTAAAAGAAACACATTATCTGGAGCTTGAAGCGCACAAGCTATACTTAAAGAAATTACACGAAGAAGGATTGTAGTGCAGATCACCATAAACATTGATCAGAGAACGTACCAGAACTTGATGCGTGACGCTCAATACTATAGAATTACTGGCATAGAAGATTTCATCGAAACTAAATTAGAGGAGCTGTATGGCTAAAGACGCGATCGATAAACTTATTTCAGATTTAAATAAGTTCACACCGGAAGGCAGTCTTAAACCACTTGTTCTACGTGGTAACAGTATCGAAAAGGTGAATGCTATCCCTTGCTTCACACCCGCATTAGCGTACCTTCTGGGTATTGGTGGATGGCCTGAGGGTAAGCTCATCGAGTTCTTTGGCAAAGAACACTCTGGTAAGACTTCATTCGCTATTATGGCATTGAAGGACTGCTACGATTATTACAAGGGCGAAAAGATGGTCGCCATCATTGACCTTGAACACCGTTTCAACCCTGAATGGGCAGAGAAGCTTGGGCTTAAGGTCGATGACAACCTAATCGTTGTACAGCCACCAGACGCAGAGACAGCTACTGATATGATGGTTGCCCTAATTAAGAGCAAGCAAATTGGTGCTATTGTGTGGGACTCCGTAGGAGCAGCAGCTACTAAGCACAGCATGCAGCAACTCACTGATAAGAACGATAAGATGGGTGGTAACGCTGCCGTTATGAAGCGTAACGTCCAGACTGTTGCCCCATTAGCTAACCTGTACGGTGTCACCTGTTTCTATCTTAACCAACTCCGTGCTGATATGGATGGGTACAACCGTCCCATGACTCCAGGTGGTCACGCAGTCAAGCATGCGATGAGTGTACGTATCTACCTACGCCCAGGTAGCGATAAGTACTTTGACAAGATCAACGGTGAGAACACCCAGGTTGGTAACCCAATTGTTGTCAAGACAGTAAAGAATAGCTATGGCCCTCCATTCCGTGAGGGTTGGACTGATTTCTACAGCCAGCCGTGTACTTTCTTGGACCATCCAGGTATTGATACGAAGCGTGACCTTGCTCGTATGGGTATTTTGCTAGGTGTAGCCACCCGTGGTGGTGCTTGGTTCACTTGGAGAGATATTAAGGCTCAAGGCCGTGATACTTTCTTCGAACAGATTTGGAATAGTGGCATGGCAGAAGAATTCGAAGCAGAGATCGTAACTGCTATCAAAAAGGGCTCAGGTATGGCAGTGGTAGAAGATGATGATTTCTTCGGTAGACCATTGACTGATGCAAAAGATGACTTACACGACCCAGAAGTTTAGAAAGGAAACATAATGAATATTGGAGATACAGTAACTACAGTTAATTCACTAGGTACCATCGTTGGTGTTGCCACGAATGGTTTGCCAATCGTTGAATGGGCTTCTAAGGAATACATGACCTATGCGCCAGAAGAGCTCATCGTTGTAGAACTTCCTGAGCCCAATGACGAACTTAACCCGATGAGCGAAGAAGAAGAGGAAGCGTATCAAAAATGGCTTCTTGCTAAGCGCGAAGAGAAGACAGAGTCATTCGTTAAGATGGTAGAAGAAAAGATTGAAGAAAACAACAAAGAAAAAGGCACAGAATGACTGAGCACGAAGAAGAATACGAAGGCGTAACCCTTTACGTTGATGCTGAAGGATGGCCAGATAACCTAGAAGGGTTGCACCTCATCGAACAGAATGTATACATGGAAAATGGTAAAGTCAAGATCATTGGCGACCCAATCTGGAAATTTGGGGAGGATGGATGAGTTGGATTGGACATTTTTGCCATGAATGCCATGTAAAGTTTATAAAGGCTAGAGACTATATCATTCATCACAGTGAGAATCACTTGTCTAGCAACCAGAGTAAAGATTCTATAGAATGGGAAGAGTCACTCGCTAGGCAGAAGTTTAAGGAACAAGAATGACGTACGAACCAAAAAAAGCTAATTGTAAGAACTGTCACCGTAAGTTCGGTGATATCAGAGAAATTTTACAAGGCGCTGATGGAACATGGGTTCATCAAACGCGCTATTATGATGTTAAATGCAACCCTTTTGATGCTTGGGTGGCTGAACCCGAGGAGGGGTGATGGAAGAAAAAGATAACATGGACAGATTAAAGCATGGTTGGGGAGAACGTTTACTCCACATACAGAATTCACCTGGGAACCCTTTGAACTGGTTCAAGAAAGAAGAAGATGATGGCAACGCCGAAGAAAGCTGAAATGACTGAATTCGAAAAAGTCATCAAAGAAATCACAGATCTTCATAATAAGAAGCAATCAGACTATGGTCGTCCAGAACAGGGCGACCCATTCGCCAATGTCCGTGCCAGCGAAGATTTCGGTATCCCTGGTTATTTAGGTGCTGTTATCAGGGCCAATGACAAAGTCAGACGAATCCAGAAGTATGCTCGTGGTGGTACAATGGTTAATGAATCTGTCGAAGATTCTCTGTTAGATGCAGCAGTATACTTTATCATCGCTCTGTGCCTATTCAGGGAAAACGATGGGAAACAAGACCAGACTGTGGAGGGATGATCCAATGGAATACACCAATGCCTACCTCGTGAATAGGGTAACCACACTCGAGGCGATGCTAAACCGTGTCAAAGAAGTTATTGAACTCGTTGGAGTGGATGACGATATCAAAATTCCTATGATTAAGGGTACATTAAACCCTTATGGGGTTACTAAGCAAGTGCCAAACAAAAATGAAGCGTAACCTATGGAGAAAAGTAGAACGTGAAGGCGATTGCTGGGTCTGGACTGGTAGTACAGCTAATCGAGGGTACGGTAGCATCCACCACGATGGTAGGAACGGCTATCTTCCTCACAGACTAGCCTATGAGCTCCTGGTTGGGCCGATACCTGAAGGTTTAGTACTTGACCACATGTGCCAGAATAGACGCTGTGTGAACCCTAAACATTTGGATCCTGTGACAAACCGTGTTAATATCTTACGTGGTAAGAGTGTTGCAGCCTTGAACTTCATCAAGACTGAATGCGTCAATGGCCATCCATTCGATCAGAAGAATACAAAAATTAGGAAGGATAAGACAAGATCATGCAGACAATGCGAAAAAGATCGTCTAAAAAAGTTCAGAGAAAATCAAAAGCTACAAAAGCACCAGAGGTAAAAATGGGTAAGAAGATCGATATGGCAATTGATTCTGTCTACGCATTGACAGTTGAAGCCTATGGTAAAGTTGATCATCATGCCAGTGAACATGATTTTGGTTATGCTCAGGGTCTTACCGAAGCTATGAAAGTTCTGCGTGATATCCAGCAGGGCAATAACCGTAGGTTCCCTCGTTACTAATGGGGACAGAAAGCTACTGGCGTCATGAGCACAGCAAATTGCAGGAAGAATTGCGTCAAGTGTATCAACAAGTAAACTATTACGTCAATGAGAATACTAGATTACGTGAAGAGAATGAAA